AATATTCGCTGGATTCAGTGTCTTAGTGACTGTGTATTTGCTGATTTTGGTTCAACCAATTTAGACAATGACGCTGAACTTATCGGCCCTACAATTCCTGCGGGAGTAGGCATTGGTGGTAGAATTGATCAGTGTGAGTTGACAAGTGGGTTGGCTATTGCTTATTACCTGTAATGTCACAGTATGCACAGAGTGGTAGTGCGATGGACGATGCCCAAGCCTCTGATGGAGACGGTGGGTTTGTAAGTGTTAATCAGCGACTACAGTTGAATCAGTTAGAAGCTGGTGAGGTAAGAGAGTCGTTGAATGGCAGGATGGAAGGGTATTGGAAGCCACGGAAAGGTGTTGTCGCTAGGACAGGATCGTTGACGAGTGGTGGTAGTCCATTGCAGTTGCCATTCTTTCTGATTGATGTAGCTAAGAGTATTACTGCGGCTAGTGTAGCGGCGGGAGTTGTTACTATAACTATTGCCACTCATGGGTTGACAGGCACGGCATTAGGTAGGATTACTGGGTTAGTGGGAGATGCTGTAATGGATGGAGACTTTGTCTTGACAGTAGCAAGTGCTAATACTTTGACGTATACAGTTCCTAGCTTGACTTCGATCAGTGATCAAGTTGGCACATTGTCTACAACTCCAATCAATGATGCTGCTAACGTGAATGTCAGAGCGTCTTGTTTGTTCAGCGATCCAAACTCTAGCAATGCTGAGAGCGTGGTGCTGGCATTAGATACTAAAGCTATCTTGGTTGATCTGAATGGCTATACTACGCAGGATATTGAATATCCTACGGGACAATCGTTATCTGGAGACACTGACATGATACAAGCGTTTGATCGTGTGTTTTTATTCCGTGATGGATTCCAAGCGTTTGAATGGTTTCCTAATGGACGGCAAATCGAGAGTGCTAGTTCTATTGCGTTCACTGTAACCATGAGGATTAAAGACCATGGTTTAAAAGTAGGAGATGAAATTATTGTTAGCGGTCTAACTGGAGGAACACCAGCTAATGGCACGTTTGCGGTTGTATCTATTACTGATAAGGATGTATTTACATATACTTTTACAACTTCACAAACGCAGACGTTTGTAGTTACAAATGCTGTGCTAGCTGCTGGGTTCACTCTATGCCCTGGAGGCGTATACACTCAACCGCAGATATTCACTGTTGCTGGTGGTAATGTTGCAGCATCCGATGGATTAGTTACTGTTGATAAAGCTACGCTTGGAAACACTACATTGATAAAGGGCGACAGTATTATTGTTTACCAGTCTACGATTGACGAATTTGCTGAGGTTGTGGGTAAAGAATTTGAAGTTGTTTTCGCAGATACTAGAACAGTTACTTTTTATGCTCCTATTGGAACTAAGGGTTCATTTACTGGAAACCTTGAGTTCGGTGGGAGGTTCAGCGTAGGTGGTGGGTTCATCCATCAACCAGCCCCACCGTGGGGGACATACTTCCAGCGCAGGTTGTGGGTTCCGTTTTACTACGCTCCTACTGGCACGTTTAGCTCACCAACCTATACAGACAGGAAGATCACCGATGAGATTTCCGTTTCTGACATTTTAGATAGTCACACGTTCGACCAGATTGCTAATCAGTTTCGAATTACTGGTGGAACTACTGACTACCTTGTAGCCATGCAGGGGTTTTATGATGACAAGCTAGTTGTCCTAAATCGTAATAGCTTACACTTGATAAGTGGGACTACTGGTAGTCTGAATGACACCAAGGTTACAGCATTAACCACTGAGGTTGGGTGCTTGGCTAAGAAAAGTGTCGTGATGAAGGGAAATGCTATGTTTTTCCTGTCTGATGATGGTATTTATGCTGTTGAGTTCTTGAATGACTACAACCTTCGTGGCGCAGATGAACCTATTTCTAAGAATATCCAACCTTATATTGATAGAATCAATAAAAATCTAGCTAAAGAAGCAGTGGGAATCTTGTTTAACAACAGATATTACATTGCAGTTGCATTAGATTCGATTGCTGGAGCCAATGATGCAAGTGGTAACAATACAATATTGATATTCAACTTCCTAAACAAAGGATGGGAGTCTGTTGACACGTTCGGGGCTGGTGATTTTATCATCAAAAACCTTATTTCTGGTAGTGCAGCAGAAAGAAATAGCATTTATGCCGTAACTTCTTTAGGTGGTTTACATGAACTTGAGGCAGCAGATACATCAAACGATAGTTTAGTGTCAGATGGTATTGTAACTAGCTTTTCAATCAACTCATCATTAACAACTAGAGGATACTCCTTTGGAAATCTTGATCGGAAACGTTTCACTGATGGTCAGATCACAATGCAATGCATTGATTCTGGACTAGGAGAGTATAGTATTTCCTTTGCCGCAGAAGATCCAGATAACAATCAAAGCATTGGCACAACAACTACATTCCTTGATGGAGTAGTTCTTGGCACTGGAGCAGTTAATGAAGATGAGACAGGCAATATTAGATTTCGTCTCGGTGGTATTCGTGGATATGTTGGAAGCCTAACCTTGACACGCACGATTGGTTCCCCTAAGATAACATCCCTAAAGGTCACTGGTTCTGTGACAAATCGACAAATCATTTCCCAAACGTAATATGCCTGGAGTAGTAGAAACAACGCACACTTTCGCAACAAACGAAGTAATCACAAGCACGTTAATGAATAACATCATTGACGAGACATTGTTTACTTCTGATGCTTTGGCAAATACTACGCTTGCATTAACTGCTGGCAAAATGAAAGTCGGCACAATTACATCCAATGAGATGGGAGCAGGTGCAATCACAACTAATGCAGTTGCATCGTCTTCAAGTGCTACTACTGGAATTACATATGCTAAGATGCAATATGTAGCTAATATGAAAGCATTGGGAAATGTTTCTGGTTCTCTTGGTGTTGCATCAGAGGTTCCTATTCTTGATGAGGACAATATGGTGAGCGACAGTGCCACTTCATTGGCTACTCAACAAAGCATTAAGGCTTATACAGATACTAAGTTTGCGGCAGTAATTACAAGAGGAACTGCCGTAGCAACAACTAGTGGAACAACTGTTGATTTCACATCTATACCATCAACCGTTAAGCGGATTACAGTAATGTTATCTGGAGTTAGCACAAATGGGACTAGTCCTGTTATTCTTCAACTTGGTGATTCTGGAGGGTTTGAAATAACTGATTATTTAGGTAGTGCTGGAGAGGTAAGAGCGACTCCAGATGTTGACTTATTTACTACTGGGTTTGGATTATTACAGTCTCCAGCCGCAGCTGATTTATTCTATGGTATAGCAACAATAGTTAATATTTCTGGTAATGTATGGGTTTATTCCTTTACTGGTGGCAGTTCTACTGTAGCAAATAATTACATTGGAGGTGGGAGCAAAACCTTATCAGCAACACTAGACCGCATACGCCTTACCACATCTGGTGGAGTCAACACTTTTGATGCAGGATCAGTAAATATCATGTATGAGTAATCGTAAATGAACCAACACCTAGCAACCGCACTTAAACTTTATGAATCAAGAAACATTAACCTTCAAGACCTTATCGGTTGGCATTTATGTCATGGGATTGTTATTTGTAATCCAGATGTTTTTGCGTTGTGTTTTCACTGCACTAGTTACGATCTGGAAAAAGCTGTTGAATTTAAGGATTCAGATACTCTTTATGTCACTATGTGTTGCGGAAACATGGCTAGTGGACTTGAATCACTTAAAGATAAATATAAATATATTGCTTTTAGACGTGATTTCAAAGGTTCAAATTACAATCGCTTGTTAAATATCAAAAATTTCTACTTAAAACTACAATAATTATGGGATCAGCACCAAAAGTCAAGGCTCCAAAAATGGACATCGCTAAAGATATTAGTGGTTATGTCTCAGGAATGTCGCAGTCATTACCGCAAATTCTTTCACAAGAGCAACAATTCCGTCCACAGTTTCAAGGGTTAAATCTTGGTGACATTCAATCGTTTCTAGGTGGGCAAGGTGGACAACAAGGAATCTTTGGTCTTAGTCGTGAAGCAGCCCAACAAGCAGGTATGGGATTGGGCGAAGCTCGCGGAGCAGAACTTGGACAGATGACTGGGCAAGCAGGACTCACCAGAGGCTTAATGCAGGGTCTTTCACCAGAACAGGCATACGCAGTTCAAAATGCTGATGCAGAGGCTAGACGGGCGTATTCGTCCTCGCAATCACTAAACCCGCAAGAGCAACGCAGTTACCAACAAGCTGCTAGAGAAGGTGCATCTGCCGCTGGTAGAATTGGTGGCAATGCCGCAATCGCATCGGAAGTAATGGGTCGAGAGGATATGCTTGCTAGGAAAAGAATGGAGGCAGCACAGGCAGCACAGAACTCGTATAATCTTTCACAAGGATTCTACACGCAGCCTGGACTTAACCTTCTAAGCTCTGCGCCAATATCGTATCAACAAGGGCAGAACTTCTTGCAAACTGGATTAGGTGCTATTGGCTCTGGAACTCCTCAGTTGTTTGATACATCTGTTGGATTGAACCTTGGTGCTGCTCAACGATCAAATCAACTAGCTGCACAATCAGCTAATGCACAAGCCAAAGCTGCACAAAGTGCTGGAATGATGAGTGCATTAGGAAGCATTGGTGGTGCCGCATTTGGACAAGGTGGAATATTTGGCAAATAAGGATAAAATATTATGGCAACTTACGGAAGTGGACAAATGCTTGGGTCAGGAATCAATCCTGAATCGTTTAAACAGGATTATAGTGGGTTTACTCGCGCTGCTGAAATGCAAGCGCAGGGTATT